AGCATCTTTCACACCGGTATTATCAGCTCCGTTCGAAATGACATTGTACGGTGTAGTCAAAAGTCCTTTTTCATAAAGACTCTCGATCATCTTACGAGTGGTTTCTCCAATTACACCCTCGATGTTTTTCACATACTCTTCGACGTTTTTCATCTGTCCCAGAATCCAGTCAAGGTTTAATTCATGAAAATTAGTGTATGGAAACTGATCAAATAATCCCATTTTCACATCCTCCTTTTAATAAATCAGTAAACAAAAACGTTCTTTGAAATCGTTGATAATAAAATCAATGATATTGAACATGGCGATTTCACGTTCCGCAGTAATCATCTGTTGAGTCATTGTGACTCCGATGTTTCCGGTTTCTGTTTGTTCATGCGTTGTTTCACCAGTGTTGTTATCATTTGTTTCACGTGAAACATCGTTTGTTTCATTACCCGTATTTGCAATCGTTTTCGTTCCGGAATTTGTTACTTTTCCGTTGCCAGTGAAATCTTCCGTGCTTTCTGTGCTGTTGTTTTCGCTCGCAGTGCTGTTTGTTTTCTCCCTGTTCTGAAAATCCATGCTGTCATAGGCGCTGACTTTTCCGGTCGTCTCATCACTTCCCGTCCGGGTATTTGTACCCGTTCCGGTTGTTTTGTTTGTTGTGTTGCTAGTTGATGTATATTCATCATTGGTTGTTCCATTGGCGTTGGTGGTTTTTGATCCTTTTTCCGTTTCTGTCTTCTTTCCGGTTGTGCTCTGCCGTTCCGTCCAGACAGATTTTCCGTCTTTATTCCAGATAGGATTGTACTTATAGCAGATGGTGTTATACATTTTCTGCCACACCGGTTTCTCTTTTGCAGACCAAATTTTGATGATGCGCTTTAATGCGTTAAAGTCTGAATACAAGATTTCAAACTCGGCACATTCCACCAGCAGATTTTCCACTACAGTTTCGGGATCAATGATAACATCGGTATAGTAGGAATCCTCATAGCCGGAGGGAATACCATCTTTGCCGGGTAAATTTTCAATCAGTCCATCCAAAAGAGACTCATCATAACTGCACAGTCCTAACAGGCTCAACGTTGCCATCTTCCTCACCTCCTTTATATCTCCAATCAACTTCTAGTTTGATTCCGAACATCTCCCGTACTTTCTCGCAGGATTCTTTTAATTCTTCAAGCCATAAGTCACACTTCGAACGGGTTTCAACTTTATTAGCATTCACCTCATCCGTGATTAAGCGTTCCTTTTTGTCCGTGTTAGCGTTCGGGATGCCGACGTCCGTACAGAACATAGCTTCGATTTTCCGCATATCCGAAAGCACTTGATCCGCAATGTAGTTCTGACCAACATTCTGATTGAACATCTGCCAGTTTGCCTTACCATCGTCCCGGAATAACTGTTTGTCAATCACAGCGGCCACATTTCCTGCCGCAATCTGATCATACAGCTTCTTGAATGTTTCCGCCATTGCTTTATTTTCAGCGGCGAACACATAAGCAAGTTTACTGTTCACCAGATTCATTCCTACGGATTCTGCACAGAGAGCTAACATA